GAGCCGCCGGTGATCGCCACCGCCGACGGCTCCTGAAGCGCCATGTCACCGAGGTCGTAGTCGATGAACTTCTTGGTGTTGGTTCCGGGCTCGAACCCGGTGACGCTACCGATTGCCATGCCTCAGTCCTTCGCCAGGTAGGCCGAGTAGTTGATCCCGGTCCCGACGGTCCCGTCGACGAAGGTGTAGATGCGCAGGTGGCGGTACAGCGTGCCGTCCACCTCGTTGCGGAACGGGATGATGTAGCGACCCACTGCGTCGTCCTTGTCGGAGTCGGTGCGCTTGACCTCCTTGGCCGACAGGTTGAGCAGGGGTCCGTCCTGGATGGCCGTCGCGGTTGCGAAGGCCGCCGTGTTGGTGAGCTGCGGAACGATCTCGTAGATCTCGTCGTTGTCGGCGATCTCCAGGGCGGAGACGTCGACGACGATGTTCCCCTCGACCAGGCCATCGCCTAGGTCGAGCACCTTCGCCACGCCGCCAACGGTCGCCGCTGCCGACGCCGCGATGAGGCCGGCGTCCTTGAGTTCCAGGTCGGAATCGAACGTGTAGTGGAACCGTGCCATTGCGCTGTCTCCTTACGCGACCACGGCCGCGTCGGTGATGCCCCAGAGGCGGGCGGCGGACTTGCTCTGGAAGATCGCCATGCCGGAGTACCACTCGACACGTGTCCGGAAGACGGGCTGAGCCTGAAGCTCGCCGAGGTCGCGAACGTCCATCTGGCCGTTCTGAATGCCGGTCACGCCGTTGTCGGCGACGCTGACGCAGTAGATCGAGGTTGAGGCCGTGCCTCCGCCGGCGGCCGCTTCGGTGAAGGGCAGGATCTGCGAGCTGGTGTGATCCTCATCCGCGATCAGGATCGGCAGCTCGCCGTACTGGGTGACCTGCCGTCCGAGTTCGTCCTGGCTGTAGTTGATGAACCCGCCGACGGTCGAGAGACGGCTGGCCGCGGTCAGGCGCCGGCGCATCGTTTTGTTCATCAGCAGGTGGGTCGGCGACTGCACGGCGTCGATCAGGGCGTCGAGGTTGACCAGCGAAAGCGCGGCGCCGGTGCCGGCGCTGTTGCTGACGAGCTGGCCACCCACGAGCCGAACCTGAAGGCCGTCGAACTCCTTGGGGTCGGAGGTCGAGTCGCCCTTGATGAACTTGAGCGTCCACGCCAGGGCCAGCGCCTTGACCTTCATCAGGGTGTGGGTGGCGCGCTGACCCTCGCCCATGGTCTGGACGATGAAGCGGTCGACGTCGAGGTCGCCGCCGGCGATCACGAGTGGCTCCATGATGGGGTTGAGGACGCCGACCGATTCGGTGTATGCCTCGTTGACCCCGCGGAACCCGATGCCGGGAAGCGCCTGCTCCCGGTTGTACTTGAGGGCATTGCCCTCGATGTCCTGGATCGGCAGGACGCGCAGAATGTCGCTCTGCCGCGCGAACTCCTCCATGATGGTCGAGAGCAGGATCTCGCCGGAGTTGATCTTCGCGGCCTCTACCAGCGTCAGCGGCATGATGTCTCCTGTAGAGACGTGTTAGCGGGCCGCGGCGCCTTGTTTGAAGGCGATCTCGAGCCTCTTGCTCGGCGGAAGCTTCGACACGTCCTGGGTTGTGGTGGTCGTCTTGTGACCGTTGGACGGGGCTCCGCTTCCGCTGACCCCGGACGCGGCGAGTAGCCGGTCCTTGTCTGCACGCCGGTCGATCAGGATCTCGACAGCTTCGTCGAAACCTGCCGGCTCTCCGATGCGCTTTCCCTTCTCGATGGTGATCCGCTGCTCGAAGGTGCCGGGGTCGAGATACCCGGCGACCGTTCCGTCTTCCTCGACCCGGAAGTGACGGCCGAAGTAGGTCTGTGCGATGTCCGGAGGGAGGATGGTCTTCGGCTTCTCGCCGGAGAACCATGCCGACGCGGCGAACTTGCCGCCGATCGACGCCGAGGACATCCGCTCCTTCGTCGCCTCCAGCTCCTTGCCGAGGGCGTCCAGGCGCTTCTGGTATTCGGCTGCGACCTGCTCTTTCACGCGGTCGAGGTCCTTGTGGTCGCTCTTCCCGCCACCGCCGGACTTGCTTGATGCCGATTCCAAGAGCTCCCGAACCTTGTCCGGCTCGGTTTCGAGAGCACGCCAAGACTTCAGCTCGATCTCTGCCTTTTCTGCCGCTCGACGGCGATTTGCATTCTCGCTGTTGAGCCTGACGATGGTCGTCTCCGCGTGGCCCGGGTCGTAGGGCTCTTCCGAGCCGTCATCCTTCAGCCACACGGGATGGTGAGCGCCATCGGCTTCCACCGTGGCGATCTGTCCGTCGTCTGTCGTTTTCCAAGGCATCTGGGCTTCCGCCCTCCTTTCGGCGATGGTCGCCGCTGAACTTTTACCGCATGGGAGAGGAGGGGTGGGCGCACGTCTGCGCGTGCAGTGTGTCGCGCCGCGAATTGATTCAACTAAGTGCCCCGCAGTGTGCCGCTGTACCATTCGATGCCATGGAAGACACAGTGACCCCGAAGGAGCTGGCGGCGGAGTTCCGCTGCCACCCCGATACCGTGAGGCGGTTGATTCGGAACGGGAAGCTGGCCGCCTACCGCGTGGGCGGGCAGTGGCGGATCAAGGCGGAGGATGTGGAGAAGCTGAAAAGGGAGGTGGCAGCATGACTGATGGAGAGTGGATAATGGTCGAGCCCGGCGGGGTAATCCGCCTGAGCGAGCCGCTCAAGCAGGAACTCAGCATCGTCGACGGAGACATGGTTTTCGTCGTGGTGAAGAGGCCCACGAAGGCCCGGTCGGACGCTGCGCTAGCTGCGATCTGCGCTGGCGACCTAGAGTACGTGCTGGCCAATCTCACCGCACCAGAGTCCGAGGAGCAGGCACCCGCGGCTGAGCCCGCCCCAGCTCCCGACCTCTGACCACCGGCTCCTCGTAGCAGCGGCACCCAGGATCATCCGACGGCGGGTGCATCACCCCCATGATCGCGTAGGGCTGGTTCCACGGGATCGCCCCCGCTCGACCCTGAGCGCTGTGCGTCGGCCGGACGTTCTGGTCGCCCTGCGTCACCCACCGCTTGCGCATCGTGGCCGGCAGCTTCCCGGCGTCGATCTGTGCCTGCCACGCATCGGCGCGAGCTCGGTTGATCGCCTCGGCGATGGCTCGGTCCGCGGCGCTTCGAGCGCGGATCCGGATCGCCACCGCCGTCTGCCGCGCCACCCCCTCGGCGATGGCTCGCTTGGTCAGCCCCACGGCGCGGGCACGCTCGGCCCACTGCGCGATGCGCGCCGCCTGCTTGGCCGTGGCGCCGAGGGTGGCGCGTGCGGTCGTGGCCGGCGCCACGCTCACCCCCGCGCGGACCAGGGCCTCGGCGAAGGCGGCCGCGGTGTCGCCACTCAGCGACTGCGCGAAGGCCTTGGCGGCGAGCGGGGCCTGTACGTCGGCGTAGGCGGTGACGGCAGCTCGAACCACCGGGAGCCGAACCGCCCTGACCGCGTCGGCGTAGGCGCGGTAGAGAGCGGGGCGCAGCCGCCGGGCGGTGTCGCGTCGGAGAGAGACGAAGACACCCTGCCACGCGGGGTCGCTGGGGTCGGTGATGCCGCGGCGGCGGAGGGCACTTAGGTGCCTGACGACCAGGGCACGGATGGAGCGCTCGGCACGGTCGGCGCGATCGAGCGGAGAGGACACGGGAGGGAGCGGCTAGGTGCCTTGCTGGAACCGCCTCGACTGCATCGACAGCTCCTCGACAGACCGGTCCGGGTCTTCCGCCGTCGACGGCTTGTTCTCCGGCTGGTCCGGCAACCCGCTCTCGGCGTCGATCCTCTTGGACTCGGCAGCGGCGTCGAAGTCGTCAGGGAGGACACCGTACCGCCTCATCCCATCCCACAGGGTTTCGCGGCTGATGTCCCCCACCTCACGCGCCTTGAGCAGCGCGTCCAACTCCGAAGAGTCGCCGACCTCAAGGCCGAAGTCTTCGTTGACCTGAGCCGATCCGCCACCCTCCGCGATGCCAGCCAACATCGCCATGTCCTCGAAGACGCCTTCGATGGTGTCGCCAAAGGCTCGCCCCGCCTGAAGGAGTCTGGACGTGGCGCGCGCCTCGTTGATCGCCTTTGCCGTGGCCGTCGGATCCCCGGGCCTGTGGAGCAGGGGCTCGAGACCGAGAATCGACAGATGCTCTACGATCTTGTCGAGGTCTCGCTCGCCGGCCGTGATCCCCCCGGTCCCGTACTCCAGCCAAGCGATGTCCCCCTCCTTGTTCGGGTTGAAAAGTACCTCTCCGTGGCCGAACCCGGTGGTCTTGAACTCCTCCTGGGTCGCACCGATCACCTTCAGCGCAGCAACTCGGGCGAAGTGCAGTCCGGCGCGCTGGTCGCTGGCAGACTGCCAGTGTTCCAGGTTCTTCTCGGCCATCGCCTGCATCCACGGCAAGCCATTGAAGAACCCGGACCGCCGGGCGTAGAACGGCCGCAGAGCGATGCGCGTTGCGTTGGCGACCACCCCCTGGGATTCGACCGACCAGGTCCCCGCCTTCCCGGTGCCCTGCCTATGGATCTCGAAGCGGATGCCGCTGCCGTCCGTGTAGTAGACACGGACGCGGCGGACGATCGTCTCGCCCCAAGTGCCCTCGGCCTCCTCG